CATATAACTTCATCCATTTCTCGCGAGGTCCGTGGTACCACGCCTTCGTCTTCTCGTACGGATGCATCAACGCCTCCTGCCAGTACCATTGCAATACGAACGGTTTATCCATGCTTGTACCTCTTTCGATTTCGTTTGTTCCATCTCTTGTGCCACGCCCAGTTGCTGATCCTGCTTCCGTACACCTCGCATATGTTAAGAAACCAATCCTTCACTCTGAACACTAAATTACCAGGGTAGCATCGCCCGGGTAAACTCTTTAGACCCCGATAGAGGCCCGCTATGAGCTTTTTTATTTGGCGCAATATGGTCGTTTCCTCTCCTGGGTCCCAGACTTCCATTATTTACCTTTCTTGTCCTTTGCAACTATTTTGGCGTTAAACGCGATTGAAATTCTCTGTCTTGTCGGATGAGGATTGCGTACAACGTCATGCTGCAGGTAAGATGGAAACAATAAAACGTCCCCGTCATGCGGTTCGTGTCCGATCATGTTGGCGTGGGGCATTCCTGGCGCGATCATTCTGTACAACTGTTCGTGCGTCGCGAATCTGATGACACCTGTTCCGGATCCCTGCACATAATAGACGCCGGACAAATCCGCGTTAGCCATGTGGTGGGTGTGAAACATGTTTAAAGCTCCGGGCTCATTGACGTTTGTCCAATAAACTATTTGAGCGTCCACTGGAACCTTAGGCATGAAGTAATCCGTCCAAGCCGCGAGAATCATGCTCATGGGCTTGAACAGCTCACCCTCGCATTTATATTTCTCCAACGTGCGCCAGCAACCTTCATTGGTCTCGGGCATTCCTTTGGGGTCCTTTTCCCTCATCGTCATTATTTCATTCAACAGCAAGTTATTAAGATTCTCATGATTCTCCCAACGCTTGTAGAACAGACGTGTGTCCTGCACGGGGATCTTTGCTATTACATCTTGTATCACTGGATTCTTTTTTTCCATTACCTTCTCCTTATTTTCAGCCCCAGTCGGATGCGCCTCCGGTTTCGTCTCTTAGTAGACCCAATCTTGCGCCTCCCCTTGTGCTTCTTTCTTTTTAGATCCGCTTTACTCACGGACCTACGTATTTCTCTTTATACTTCTCAGAAATTTCATTAGAGCATATCGGACCGCATAAAAAGTTAATTTCATATTTAAGAGAAGGATACCACGATTTAGAGAGCGAATATTTCCATCCATTTCCGTCAAACCATTCATCACAGTTGAAACACTTGAATTCCGGCGCCGTGCCTCCCTTAGGGCCAGGCCTGACTCTCTCCGGATCATAATCAACTCCCTTCTTATACTCCACATAGTCCTTCGCATTCATCCGCGAACTCCTCGTCAAACGTTTCGCCGAAGAGGCTTTTCTGTTTTGGTTTCTCTTGGAAGTCGATGCTTCGTAATGGTTTTGCTGACTTATGTAAAAATAATTCAGATGTTGTATTTTTTAATCCATGTCTTACCTTGTCATCAACCTCGCACGCATCCTCAAAATCCACTGGATAGTTCTTTTGCATGTTTTTCCATTGGTCATTATGATGGTATGGACAACCAATGCAAGATGACTTACCCGGCATTGGATGCACTCCGCTTTCCTTATACCACCGAAGGCAGTCTGACCTGGACATTTTCATTTCAATTAATGGCCATCGTGATGTAAGCCAAGGCATTCTAGCTGTCTTCATGCGCATGGCTTCATCAATGGATATACCTATCCATTGCTCCACTAGCATGTGTTTTTTAACTCTGTGTCTAGGTTTTATGCCTAGAATTTCCCTCATCTTCTTCTGTATGGGGATGACCTTGTAATCATGGGTGCACTGACGATAAAGCATTCCAACCTTTCCACCAGGACGTGCCGCAAACAGTGGTGGGTTTGGCACGCGTCCGGCGAAAGACTTCCATTCCTCATTACCTCCTGGTATGGGATTAGCTGCACGGATAAGATCCTCACGGATGTTGCTTCGCTCAACGGTAATGATGGGGCAGATCGTTATGGCCTTCTTCAAATATTCCACATGCTCGTAGACAAAGGATGGCTCCCATCCAGTGTCTGCAAATATCATGTAGTCCGGCTTGTGTTTCGTCAGTCCTTCCTGGGCCATGAGCGCCAGACAGGATGACTGAACCCCTGCCCCGAGTGATAATACCCGCATGGTTGGCTCTCTTTTCTTTCCTTCCTCATCAAAATACTCCGGCTCCTTCGTAGCCGCCACAGCAGCCATCGTATTAAGCTGCTTGCGATTAGGCTTAAGTTTTGTAGACATTTCTTCCAAAAGTTTTCTTCTTTCATATTCCATCTGCTCTGGGTTAATGGCAAAACCGGGTTTAACTCCCCCAATAGGCTTGTTAGCTGCTGCACGTTTCTTTCCTTGTTCTTTATACCCGGGTTTTCCTTTACCATTAGTTGTCATTTAGCTCTCTCAATGTTCGGATTATTTTTTTAGTATAATATACGTCTTCGGCGTAAATTGCAAGTGTCATAGCCAACTTTTCCAGGTCCACTATGTCATTGACATACTGCTTCTTTCTCTCTTCTCTGAAGTCCTCATAATGATGGTTATTATTCAGTAATTCGATATAGTAGGATATGGATTCACACTTGGTCTCAAAGATCCTAAGCCCCCAGCTCACATCAGATTTATTAATGGGCTTCATTTGGTCATCTGTCGGGTCAAACGTGCGAATCCCCATAAGATTGTTGCCTTCAACGGCAAACCTGGAGCGACCCCATTCAGATTCATGAATGGCTTGAGCTATAACTAAATCTACAGGAACTCTCTCATTCTCTGGATACATAGAATTAAGATGTAATACACAACTTCTAACATCCTCTATGAATTCATCATTGTTTGTATAATCCATTGCAGGATTAAATGAGGAACATATTAGCAACACACTACATATCCAATTCATTATCCCCCCCAACTTTCACCCAGATCTGTATCCACCTTGGAAGGAACCTCCAATTCAACACATGTTTCCATAATGTTCTTTATCTTCCTCGCTTCAATTTCACTTTTAACTGAACAGTCAAGTTCATCATGTACTTGAATTAAAGGAACAATTCCTAATTCTTCATATATGTCTACCATGGCTTTCTTTGTTTGATCTGCGGCTGATCCTTGAATCAATCTGTTTAAAGCTTTATATGTTCCAGCACGCTTGATTGCATCTCCATACTCCACTTTAGCTTGATTTAAAGGTAACGCTTTATGTACTCCCCACTGCGTTGGCTCCCATAAATCAAATCTACATTTTCTTCCTAGTAATGTACGAACTATTCCTTTGGAATTAGCACGATTCATAACGGCTTCCAGCATTCCCTGCATGAATGGTACACGTTTTCGGAAATCAGCCAGCATTTTCTTTGCTTCAGGTGGCTCTATATCTAATTCACGGGCTAATTTGTTATACCCCATGCCATACATCACACCAAGTCCAATGGTCTTAGCTAATCTTCTTTCAACTCCTGCCATCTCGGCTGTTTGTTGATGAAAATCGAGGTCACTCTTCTTATAAGCTTCCTTTACTTCTTCAGCGCCCATCTGGCCGACGAGACATGCCCAATGTGTTAATAACCTAGGCTCTTGCTGGGAGTAGTCCGCTTTAAGCCAATATTCTCCCATCTCCGGAATGAAAAGTTTCCTAATGCTACCGGCAAATTGTCCTCGGTTTGGGATCTGTTGTAAATTTGGGTGACTATAACTGAAACGACCAGTGACAGTACCCCCACTGTCAGAGCGTATTTGGTTAATATGTGCATGTATTCTACCACTTGTGTTGTGATTTACCAGGCCCTGTAAGAAAGTTCCACGTAATTTGTTCAATTCCCTCGCCTGCATGATAAGACGAGGCAACTCATGTGGATGGTCCATTAAGAACATCTTTGTAAAAGAAGGTGCATTCGTCTTTTCGGTTCTTTCATATGGTAAGTTTAAAGAATCAAAAGCTTTTGCTATTGAAGCTGCTGCCCATATCTCCACTTTGTGATTGGTCAAATCTTTTAATCTTTTTAAAATTTTTTTCTCTTTATTTCTGAATTTATCATTTAAGATTAAACACCTATCGAGATCAAATCTAACACCTTTTTTAGTCATGTTAAAAATAACATTAATCAATCTGCATTCAATGTCATAAATTGTCTCAAGATTATCCTTCTTGATCTCCCATGATAATTTCTCATGCAACTTAAGGGTCAGCCTTGCGTCTTCCTCAGCATACTCCCCCACAAATGTGGCAGGTAACTTGTACATTTCTGATTTAGGGTCCACTCCAAATGCCAAAGCTGCTTCTTTAAGTTTAGATTCATTTTTATATTCCCCTAGATAATCAAAGGAGATACTGTTTAATGTGTAAGAAAACCTATTCTCATCAATTAAAGCCATCGCCACCATTGTATCATGGATGCGTCCTTTAACTTCAATTTCTATTACACTTAACCATCCAATATCATATTGAGCATTATGAAAAACTTTTTCTATTGAATCATCTTCACATATGTCTCTGATGTATTTTATAACTGCCCCTCTATCCATATTTCCACCACCTTCGTGTGCAATTGGATAATAGGCTGTAAAATCACCACTTGATATTGAGATGCCTATGACTTCTCCTATCTTTCGTGGCCAACCTGGACCATCTTTAATAAGTCCTGGATCACATGTTTCTAAATCAATCGCCACAACCTTCCTTCCTTTCATGGAAGGAAATTCTGTGGGTGCCACCCAATTTGAATTAATTTCCTTAAAGGTATCCCTCATTATTTATTCTCTTTGTTAAGTTTCATGACATGTTGTCTGGTTATTTCCCCCATGATCTCACCACGTTCAAGTTTGAGTTCTCCTGCTATCGCCATATACGCAGCTCCGTCAACATAATCATCAATGTTGTGTTTACCAACTTGGGATCTGGACACTTTAAGTAGTCCAAGCATCATAGCCACTTCATCAGGTGTTATTGAAGCCATTGGCTTAAGTTTGTTATCAAGATATGTATTCCAGTAGTCAGCGATCTGCTCATGGTTCTTGAATGTATCACCGTGTGACTCCTGTCTGCTGTTGCTGACTAAATCAGCGGCCTTCATTAGTATTTCTTCTTTTTTCATATTATAAATCCTCCGTCTCTTTGTGGTTGTATTATATGTAGTTGGTTACGAGCACGTGTAGCGCCTACATAAAATACACGGCATTCATCATCAGAATTCTTTTCCATCGCTTCTTGAGCTTTCCTGGACAGATCAGTTAAAAGAATAACATTATCTGCTTCTCCACCTTTTGCTCCATGAATAGTACTTAAATTAATCCTAGGGTCTTTATCTAAGTTATGGCCTCTTACTTCTATGGCACGTAGAAATTCTTTATCACGATTTCCCACCTTGTCAAAAGCCACGTCCCACGGTCTTCCTCCTACAAGTAAGCCATGATGCATTACTAAATCTTCAAGCTCATATTTTTCTTTATTAGCGGTCCTAAGATGTTTGTGTCCCCTCTCAATTCCAATTTGGGATGATATGTAAGAATAAATGTTTTTAACATCAGATAATTCTACATATCCTCCACTGTTTAATTGTTTCCAAGCATCTGCGGCATTTAATAATTTTTGTGATATGGGTAGCTTATTATTTCTTTTGTAAAGCAGTCCTTGTAAACGAACATCTCTTTCAATTTCGTCTAATAAATAATTGGTACGACCTAGTATAAGCCAACTACCAGGTTCTTTTAAATTAACCCCCTCAGGAAAGGTGTGATACTTAACTAATCCATTTTTTTCTGTTCCTTCCCATTGTTTTTCTCTTCTATAATTAACTCTATTAATTATTCTATGAGATAAATTCTGAATAACCTTGGAACATCTATAGGATTGTTTTAAAACTTCTGTTTCTCCCTTAAGATTAATAAAATGATGTACGTCAGCACCAGCCCATGTATAAATAGCTTGATCATCATCACCACTCACATAAATCTTCTTGACAGGGTCCTGTGTAATCTTGTTAATCATACGCCATTGTAATTTACATAGATCCTGTGCTTCGTCCACAAACACTACATCTAGTCTAGGAACTATTCCAGACTCTAGATATAGTTCAATCATGTCCGTAAAATCAAATAGTTCTTTTTTCTTCTTAAATTCTTCCATAGATCTTTGTGCTCTTAATAAGGCATGCCAAGAAATGTCTTGTAGATTAGAATGATTATAATGATGTTCCAAATCCATACATTTCATTCTCGATAGATTAACCTCATTTATCAATATGTTATCTGTGGTAAATACTCCACCGGAGTCAACTCCATCAGTAACAGATCCTAAATCCATCCCGAATGCCTGCGCAAATTCTTTATAATTATCTCTTGACATCACTTCTGCTTTAGTCAGTCCCAGTTCATGGAATGCAAAGGAGTGTAATGTTCTGAAATATGGTAAGTGTTGCTCTTCCAAATTAAACTTCTTCATTGCCCGGTCCCTCGCTTCATGTGCCGCTTTCTTTGTAAAAGCTAAAAAAGCAATACGGTCGGGGGATGTGCCACGCGCCAGTTCCTGCTCAACAAGATTCAATAGGTTATGGGTCTTGCCCGTTCCAGGAGGACCCAGTATGATTTTAGTTTTTGGCATTCATCTCCTCATATACTTCCAGTATTCGTTTACAATCATCAGGTGTGACATTATTTTTCCGTTGGTTGAATTCCCATGAACAAAATACTATGTTGTCTTCTTGATACGGTAAAGTTGGATCAACGCGATCTATTGATATGTTTGTTTTTATTCTCGCTCCGTGACCTTGTCCATTTGATTTTTTTGTTGTAAGCTCAACTCCGGTATAAATACAATAGGGTCCGCCAAGAAGTTTCTTCTGTTTTTCCCACAGCTCCAGGAGATGATCTCTTCCTCTTATGCCGTTGTTAATCTTCACCGCCCTGTTGTTATGCTTATGATAAGATGAATCTTTATCACAACTCTTCTTCAGATTGCTCCAGGTTTCTTGAAAAAATCCTTTCTCGGATTGACGATAATTTTCATCCCAAACAGGTCTCATTTTTTTGATGTATGCTAAAGATTCTTTAGAACGGTATGACATTCTGCTCCTGTATTTCATGTTCCGTGTCTTGTTTCTTGAATGACGGAACACCCCACGTGTTCACGCCTCTTCCGTTTAGTTTCCAAAATCTTTGAACTCCGTTAATCTTTCTCAGTTCCGCTATGATCTGTCCCGTGTTGCTGTAATGCGTGAACTTGTTCCTGATGAGATAGGCATGCAAGTCCTTCAACATGAAATAGGTTCGTTCCAATTTAACTTCTTTTTTATTCTCGTCCACCTCGTTGACCCATTCCGTCCACGGCTTTCTCAGTGTTATCTCCTCTTTCTTTTGTGCCTGCGCCCGATCAGTGCAAAACTCCTGGAGGTGAGATAAGAATTGACCGGACACAGTTCCATCGTTGGCAACATTAATGATGGTAGCTTTTTTTAAGAAGCCATTAATATATTTCTGCCATTCGATGTTCTTCATCAGAGAAGGCATCGTTTTTACAACTTCTATTACCTTCTTCTGAAATTTTGTTTGAATCTGCAGTTCCTCCGCCGTGAGCTGCACCTTGTGGTCTGAATTGGGATCATCTGACATTATTTCTGTAATAAATAAGGGAGGTTCAGTGTTTAATATTGTTATTGATAGAATTTGTACATATGAATTATCTGTTCCAACCCCGTATCTTCTGGTCTTGCACAAATTTACATTACAATAGGAAATAATGGGTTGATCCTTGCATTTATACATGTATCCTTTTTTATCCAATGCCTTCACGACGTTGGCGACCTCCCTGTGATCAAGTGGTGGTTTCATGAATGTTTGATTATGCTCTTCCAACAGTTTTTCCCAGTTGTCCGGATCAAATTTCTTTAAATAAACTCCGATGTTGAACAGGCCGTTATTCCTCGTTCCTGCGGGAAATCCCTGTGAACATAACGCCTGCAGGCACGGAGGACCGTCCTTGATTACTTCTTTAATCGTTTGGGCCCCTGTCTTGTCAATGTCCTTGACGGCGTACTTCTCATACATTTCAAAGAACTCATCCAGAGTCGCCGCTGTCGCATCATCCTTGATGGCATAGCGCACTGACTTGTCACTGTTGTAATAAGGAAGATTTAAAAAATTACCTAGGTCTCCTTTTTCTATTTGAATTCCTGATTGTTTTGGAAAAACTTCTGAATCGGACTGGCCGATCGTAGCTGCCATGTCAGTCAGCTTGCTTCTGACAAGCTTGGAAGCGATTGATTGTTGCATGAATAGGAAGAGATGCGCTCCTCCGCTTTTAGACTTGCAGTAAACCAAAGGTAAATCTAATTTTCTGATTTTGTTAATGAGCGCGCGATGATCCAAAGGATAAGTATCAATATCAATACATCCCCACTTAGTAGTATTATCAGCCCTAATAGGAATAATCCCAAGAGACGGACCCTTACCCTTGAGGTGGTTTTCCCATAATTCATCCGTAACCTCCTTTGTCACCATATAGGACTTGCCTTGTTGCTTACCGTCAGCACGCGAACCTCCCGGTTGGTGCTGACCATAAGCTATATCCAAACCTTCAAATATAGATTTAAATTTTTTAAATACCACTCGAAACTCCAGTTACACACCTAAAAAGGTATGTCTTCATTCGTTTCGGGTTTATCTTTTTGGACTAATTTAGGGGTTTCCGGCTTTGCTTCTACAGCTCCGCTTTGAGCGGATTGAGCAAATGCTTTACTTTCACCGTATATAGTAGCATCAGAAACCTGATCCCCTTTCTCAACTTGGAATCCAAACCAACTTCCCCTGTCATTGGATTCACTTACAGTTGATAACTTATAAGTAAACGCATATGTAGGAGGAGTAAACATCCCAGATGGACCCTTGATTTTTTGTGACAGCATCAGGCTGTTCCAACGTCTGCTTTTTTTAAGCTGACTTGAAGCCATGCTGATCACAGCATTTTGGTATCCACTATCAGAAAGTATGATAACATAATGATAGGCTGTTTGAACAATATGATTTCCAGTAGGGAGAATCATTTTGTTGGTCATAGGGTCCCTTTTTGTTTGTCCTATGATGCCACTTTCAGCACTGTGGGAGGCAATGAATCCGCCACCTTGTTCTCTAGGTTTCCACTCAACATATCTCAAGTGGTAGAAAACAGGAATGACTTTTACATCGTCAAAGGTTTCCTGTGTTACTGTATTATACAGTTGTCCTGCTTTAGCAGTTTCTATGTACTCTGCTTTTGAAGGATTTAATTGAGGACTTGAAGTTTGCAAAATGCTAATGTAAGGAATAGCTGTATCCCTTGCTAGATTAAGCTCGCCGAAGCCGCTCAAAGATTTAGCGTCCTGTGCAATAACTGCCAGGTCCACGCCATTACTTTTTTTAGGTTTTTCTGTTTTAGACATTAATATTTCCTCTATTCAGATTTAATTGTTGTTTTGTGACCAACAAAAGCGCCAAGAAGATCCATAGGGAGTTCCTTACCTGCTTCATATTGTTCACGGACGAATGCGCGAAGGGTGGAAGGTTCGACCGATTCGCGTTGCGTAGATTGATATCCCTTCTCATTGAGATGGGACAGTAATCCACTAGCTTTCTCTTCTTCATTCCTTCCAAAGCTACAAGTGACTTGGTTTTTTACTAAATCCCCAAATCCGTTGTCTCTTAACCATTTGAATACTTTAGGTCTATTCTCTTTTAAAGGAGTAGCTGTATAGTATTCAGAAACTTTTATTTTTCTGCCATCAGATAATTTTATTTCTGATAATCCAACTTCAGAAAAAAGACTTGGTAAAACTTCCCTTGAAAGTTTTCTTTCATAGTCTTCTTTCTTTTGTAATTGTTCTTTTAATTTTGATATTTCTTCTTGCGTGTCTGCAATGTCGGTTGCCACTGCCCCAATCCTACCCAATGCACTAACTGGGATGGCTGATGCATCTTTTTCCATTTCTTGTATTAAGTTATTCATTCTTTCCTCTCAAATCTATTTCTAAGTCGTAATACCGCTTATCGTTACGGTCCCATTTTAGAACTTTAAATTTTCCGTTATTAAAATCTGATGCAATTGCGCAACAGAGCCCTATTATAGCAGGATCTCCGATTAAAAGCAAGTAGTCATTATCATTAAAATCCTTTAATTGTTTTTGAAGCTCAAAAGTTAAAGGACCGGACGCTAAAATCATTTGTTTTCTGTCGGAAAGCATGATTTTTAAATCACCAAACTTCTCAGCCGAGCGAACATTATAATCCATTACTTGCGGTACAAAAACTGTCATTTATTATTTCTTGACTCGCATTATATATCATGCTATAATGTTTGTCAACATTAGAATTAAGAATGTATAAATTTAAAACTAAGCCATATGAGCATCAGAGCGATGCGTTAAAGAAATGCTGGAATAAGGAATCCTTTGCTGTCTTTGCGGAGATGGGAACAGGAAAGACCAAGATAGCATTGGATAACGCATGCATACTTTATAATAAAGGAAAAATAAATAGGCTCCTTGTCATTGCCCCCAAGGGTGCGTATATGACCTGGGTCGAAAATGAAATTCCAGTCCATGTCCCTGACTACATAGATAAGGAAGTATTGGCATGGAAACCTTCCATGAGTGCTAAATACCAGGCGCAGTTAAGACAATTCAGGGGAAACGGTTTCAAGTTAAAAATATTCGTAATGAATGTGGAAGCTTTATCCACAAAGAAAGGATTAAAGAACGCTGCACTGTTTTTATTGGGGAAGTCCATGATGATCGTGGATGAAAGCACTACCATCAAGAATCCACAGGCAAAAAGAACAAAGAATATCTTAGCTCTCGCAAAGGAAACAAAATATAGAAGAATATTGACAGGATCCCCTGTAACAAAATCTCCTTTGGACCTATGGTCACAAATGGATTTTCTTGACCCGGAAATACTAGGGCAGTCAAGCTACTATGCATTTAGAAACAGATATGCCATCATGCTTACATCAAATGCTGCCGGAGGAACCCACACCTACCAACGAGTTGTGAGATTTAAGAATTTAAAGGAATTGGGTCAGATAATAAGTCCTCACTCATACCGTATATTGAAGAAAGACTGCCTTGACCTACCAGATAAGGTATATAGCAAACGTGAAGTGGAACTGAGCGATGAGCAAAAAGAAGCTTACAAGGACATGAAAGCAGATGCCATCACTGTATTAAAGGGGCAATCCATGACAGCATTGAATGTTCTCACACAACTAATAAGACTGCACCAAATAACATGCGGACATATGAAAACAGACGCAGGACATACCATAGATCTTAAAAGTACTAGGATAGATGAACTGATGCAAATTTTAGGAGAGACTACTGGAAAGGTAATCATCTGGGCCAATTACATTCATGACATAGAAAAAATTGAAGCTAATATAGCTCTTGAATTTGGAGAGAATACTTGTTGCACATATTATGGCGCGACACCTCAGGATAAAAGACAAGCATGCATAAACAACTTCCAGGATCCAGAATCACCCGTTCGTTTCTTCATTGGAAACACGCAGACAGGTGGTTACGGAATCACACTGACAGAAGCTGCTACAGTAATCTACTATTCTAACAGTTATGATCTGGAGAAAAGAATACAGTCAGAGGATCGTGCCCATCGCATAGGACAGAAGAACAAGGTGCTGTATATTGATTTGGTTGCAAAAGGAACTGTAGATGAGAAAATCATACAGTCCCTTCGCAATAAAGTTAACATCGCTAATGAAATTAACGGTGAAGAACTTATTTCTTGGATTTAATCAATCTTTATTGATCTGGCCTTCTTTCCTTCCGGAAGAATGCGCTCCAGTGTGATTTTTAACAGACCGTCTTTCAGCTC